CGACAACGCTTGGTTGGACCTAGAGAGTTTGACTCCAAGTCGAATAGACTCGTGGGCATGTGCGTGAAGATCGGTTCCTCGTCGAGCCGCCATGGCCGCATAGAAACGAGCCTCAAGTTTCTGATCATCATAGTTCAACCAATGGTAGTTACTCGGACTAAGGAAAGCGTGCTTTCCAGAAATGGTCGGGTGTGTGTTAAAGATCATTGCGACCTTCTTTTTGTTTTAGAGTTTGAGCCCGAGCGCAAGTGCGAGTTCATCCAGTACCCGGTCTTCGGAATCTGGAGAGATGAAAGAAGCATACCCCATGTTGTCGAACTGTTGCACATAGTGCTCTTGGTTCGGCTGTCTAGGAGATGTCTCTGACATCTTGATCTCAAGCATGCCCCACTGATTCTCGATCAGGATTAGGAGGTCGGGGATACCTTGCGTGTGTGCTGGGTTGTTCTTAACCACGTGGCATCCAGGAAAACGCTGCTTCAGCTTCTTGATCAACTTGGCCTGGTATCCGGCTTCGTTAAGCATCAAAACCTCCTTCAAAAGAAAGAAAAATGATGAGAGAACAGCGAATGCGATTCTCCCTCATTACAAGCCATGTTTTGCGTGCGAGTTCATACTCTCAACGGATTATCTCGAAAATGGCACCATAGGGGAAGAGTCTATCCCCCGAATACGTTGACCTCCAGATGTCTTGGAATAACAAACCCTCAGCCATACCGGCATCTAGGATGCACCCATACTGAGAGCCTGTTGTTATGTTGTGGACAGGAAGATTCTTGAACTGGTTTGGTTGGTATGTTTTGAGTTGATGTGTGTATTTCCACGCAAACCATCTAGGGCGCCACACAAGGTTCTCAGAAGCGAGATTAGTTAGATCGCCGTCTAGGATAACCACGTGGTCACATCGGGCGTCAGGAGGGTCAACAAAGGCCTCTGCTACGAACTGGGCAACAGACCGGGTGTGACGCACGCTGTGCTCATCAGCGAGCGTAATCTTCACGTGACCGGCTTGTTGTTGGCTCGTCCTCATTTGGCTGCGGTAGCGTTGGTTGTAGATATGCCCGTGACTGCTGATTAGATAGTTGGGAAATTCAGGAATGACCGACCATTGTTCTTCTAAGACCATTCCAACGTTAGTCATTTCCCGAACGCTCCTGCAACACAAGGCCGAGAGAGGACGCTCTGGTCATCAGGTTTCTCACAAAGCGCTCAAGATCTTCGTTTGTTAAGCAAATGGGTGGGATCGAAGCTTGAACAGCAGTATCCACAATCACGTGAAATTCGGCATCGGTGTGATAACGGTGTTTAGCCTCCATTACCAAGGCTTCGGTAGCTTTGTCGAACGTCACTTCTTCTGATTCCGCTTCCGGGACTGAGCCGAACGCTTAGCGTGAGCCCTACGCTTACGGACGATCTTGTTGAACTCAGGGGTGTTGAGCCCCTTGTCCCTCCGACGAGGCTTCTTCTCAGGGGTGGGGGGTGTTTTTGACGACTCGACGGTTGTGTCGTAAGTCTCATCTAAGATCCCAACGTGACCCGGTCCGGTTCTGTGTATCTTGTGCTCCATGATTTGCTCCTCAAGTGTGTGTTTGTGGGTTGTGTCAAATCCGTATGTCAAATCTGGTTTGAAGAAAGCCCTAGACAAATCTGACCCTTATACCCTATCCTACTCTACACGTGAAGAAGAGGTTCTCGGTGGCCGGTCGGCAGCGTCCACCAAGGCGACGGTCGCGTCGCCGCAACCTTTGACTTGACTGCCAGCAGACCTCAGCGCAGCGTGCGTGCTGTGACCACCACCCATCGAGAAGGAGACCAGCGATGACGTACGGACGTGTCGTGCACACCGAGAAGGGGACGAGCGGCACCACCTACCGGGTCCGGGCGATCCTGGCCGAACCCGGGTACCTGGCCATCACGATCGGCGTCGGGGACAAGGCCGAGGAGGTCGAGCGGATCACCGAGCGCGGCCTGGCCGACGTCTCGACGTACATCGACATGGCCGACGAGGAGATGCGCTGCCTGATGGCGGACGCCCGAGTCGAGTTCGGCCGGTGAGGTTCGCCGTGCAAGCCAGCCGCGCCACCGGCCGGTGCACCCGGGTCGCCGGCTGCACCCTCGCCCCCGGGCACGCCGACGACTGCATCATCCGCAACGCCGACGGCACCGGAACCGCCGTCGCCCCACCCAAGGAGACCACATGAGCCGCAGGACCATGAACGACGGCGACCGAGAGGAGTGGGTCAACAACGACGAGGGCCTCTACTCCTGGTGGCGCTCGAGCGGCAAGGGCATCACGGTCTTCGTCCGCCAGAACCGGGCCGAGCTGACCGCCCTGATCAACGGCCGCCTCGGCCGTCCGGGGTCCCGATGAAGGCGGACGTGACGAAGCCGCAGGTGTACGTGGAAGAGACCGATTCCTACGTGGACCTGCCATGCCACAAGGAGGTCTGCCCCCGTTGCGACGGCGAGGGGACGACCTGGGGAGGTCTGAGCTTCACCGAGTCGGAGGTCGACGAGTACGGGCGGGACGAGTTCATGGAGGCGCTGGCGGGCAAGAGGTTCGACCGACCTTGCGAGGAGTGCGGCGGCCTCAGGGTCGTGGACGTTCCCGACGAGGACCGCACCGACCCGGAGGTCTGGAAGCAGTGGCTCGCCCAGGAGCAGGCCGGGTACGAGCTTCGTGCCGCGGAAGCCGCCGAGCGGATGGCGGGCTGCTGATGGCGACGCCGGGGCGTCCCTGGAAGTAGCCTGCCGGCAATGGCCCGGGGCAGCGCTGCAGCGAAGCCTCCGCCCGAACCGTCACGGGTGCGCCTGTTCAGCCGACCGGAGAAGCGGGTCGGCAACTTCGCCATGATCATCCCGGTCAAGGCCCGGGCGTCGACCGCTGCCCTGCAGAAGGTCGCCGACCGGCCCCGGACCGCCCAGCTTCGCCCGGACCTCGAGTGGCAGCGGCTGTCGTACGACATGGTCGAGCTGGTCGCCGAGGTCGGGTTCGTCACCCACCTGAAAGCGAACGTCGGGGCCATGTGCCCCCTGGTCCCGCAGGAGATGAACGCGGAAGGGGACTGGGAGAACACGGAGGACGAGCGGGCCCTTCGGGTCGACGCCGCCTTCGTCGGCCCGCAGGGAGGGCAGACCGAACTGAAGAGGCGGGCGTTCCTCCACATGGAGGCGGCCGGCGAGTCGTACCTGGTCGCGTCGCCAACCGATGACGTGTCGGTCTCCGGCCAGCCGGGCCTGTTCTGGGAGTTCCTGTCAGTCGACGAGATCCGCCCCGGGCCCGCCGGTGAAGGCGTCGTCAGGCGCCGTGACGGCCTCACCGACGAGGCGCTCCCCGACGAGTCGTACGTGGCCCGCATGTGGCGGTCCCACTACCGGTGGTCGGACCGGGCCGACTCGGCCCTGAAGCGGGTGCTGACCATCTGCCAGGAGATCGTCACGCTCACGCAGATGATCGACGCGGTCCTGAAGTCCCGGCTGTCAGCCGGCATCCTGTTCGTGCCCGACGAGATGAGCTTCACCGACGAAGCCGTCGACGAGCTCGAAGTCGCCGACGGGCTCGACGCGTTCACCGAACGGCTCATGAAGCACATGAGCACTCCGATCATGGACCGGACGTCGGCGGCCGCCCTGGTGCCCCTCGTGCTCCGCGGTCCGGGGGACATGGGCGACAAGATCCGGCTGATCGACGTGGCCCGGGCGCTTGACACCTACGGGCAGGAGCTGCGGCAGGAGGCTCTGACCCGGCTAAGCCACGGCCTCGACGTCCCGCCGGAGGTGATGACCGGGAAGGCGTCGCTGTCCGGTCTCGGCGGCGGGAACGTCGCCCAGTCGATCGACGAGGCCTTCGTCACCCAGCACATCGTGCCCCCCGGCGGACTGCTCGCCGACTTCGCGACTGCCGCCTTCCTCCGACCGATGCTCGAGGAGTACGAGGGGCTCACGGTCGAGCAGGCCTCACGGTTCCGGTACCAGTTCGACCCGTCGCCCATCCTCGGTGACGGCGACGTCGCCGCAGCCGCCCGGGCACTCCACGACGCCATGGTCGTGTCCGACGAGACGCTGCTCCGGGCGAACAAGTTCGGCGAGGCGGACCGGCCGGACCCGGCCGAGTTGTACGTGCGGCAGGCGATGAAGCTGATCATCGCGTCGCCGACGACGTTCGCGAAGGCGCTGCTGCCCACGCTCCCCGGCTTCGAGAAGGTCAACCCGGAAGACCTCGCCGCCACGCCCCCCGCGCCGCCCCCGGTCCCGGACGAGAAGGATGCCCCGGCCGGTGGCGAGGACGCACCGCCCGCCCCGCCGGCGCCGCCCGGCCAGCCCGCCGAACCGGCCAAGCCTGCCCCCGTGGCCGTGGCCGCCTCGGCCGGCGCCGGGTTCGCCGTCGTCGCCGGCATGGTCGCCGCCGCCGCCGACGCAGCCCTCGACCGGGCCGTCGAACGGGCCTCATCCCGGGTGTGCACCGCAGCGTCGAAGGTGCCCGGCCTGAAAGACAAGATCCGCGACGTCCCGAAGGAGACGACGCTGACCCTCCTGTCGCCAGGCGACCTCACCACGCTCGGCCTGACCGCTGACCGGCTCCTCGACGGGGCGTGGGACGCGTTCGCCGCCCGGGCCCGAGGATGGGTGCGGGCCGAGCTCGAGCAGCAGGGTGCGTCGTCGTTCGTCGCCGACGACACCGCCGCCCTCGCCGTCGCCAGGCTGTGCGTGGCGTTGAACGCCTACGTCGTCGAGAACCTGCACCTCGGGTTCCGGGTCGGAGACAACGGCATGCGAGTCCCGAGTTCCCTGGTCAACGAGTACCTGTGCGCTGTTGTCGGCGCCCCCGTCGGTGCGTAGGTGGACGCCGCCGCCGACCTGACAGCCGCGCTGACCGGGGTGTTCGCCCGCCTCGCCGGCACCGTCACCGCCCGGCTCACCCAGGTCGCCGCCGGCGCTGACGACCCGGAGCTGCTCGCCGCCGCCGAGGTGGTCGCCGCCTTCGACCCGGCCGTCACCGACGCCGTCGCTGATGCCGTCGTCGACGCTGCGTCGAACACCTCGGTCGCCTACGGGTTCGACGTGGCCGACCAGGCGGCCGCTGACGCCGTCGCCACCCACCTCGGCATGGTCGACCGGTGGGCGGCCGACCTAGCCTCCCAGGTCGCCTCCGAGGTCGCCGCCGGCCTGGCCGCCGGACGGTCGTCGCAGGACATCGCCGACGACCTGGCCAGCAAAGGGGTGCTGTCCCAGGCACGTGCTGAGGCCGCGGCGATCACCGAGGCGAACGCGGCGGGCAACGCCGGCACGCTGGCGTCGATCAAGTCGGTGGCCGCCGAGGTCGGGTTCGCCGGCAAGCAATGGTTGTCCGCCAAAGACATGCGCGTAAGGCCCGACCACCGCCATATGAATGGGACTACCGTTCCGCTTGACGCCGACTTCATTGTTGGTGGCTTTCCTGCGCCGTATCCCGGGCACCCGTCGCTTCCGCCGGAACAACGGATTCGGTGCAGGTGTGTCATTTTGATCCGAGACGACGACGGGTCCGCACCCGGCGGCCACGAGGACGCCCTCAGGTCCACGGCTGCCGACCTCGGCGTCCCCGGGGCGTCGTCAGCCCCGACGGACAGGCTGCGGGGCAAGGTCAGGGCCCGCAGATGTGAGGGTGGCGGCACGGCGGCCGTGGTCGCCGCGGCGTCGATGCCCGCAGGGTCCTGCGGTGACCGGCTCGACGAACTGTCGAGGGTTCGCCTCCTGGAGTTGGCCCGCACCAGGCGGGTCGCCGGCCGGGCGAAGATGAGCCGACCGCAGCTGCTGGAGGCGCTCGCCTCACCGGCCCGGTCCTGGTCCGACTTCGACGACGACGCCGCCCGGGCTCTCGCCGGGTTCGGCTCGAAGAAGCAGGCGACCGCAGCCCGGCGCCTCGCCCGGGCCCAGGCCAAGTCGTTGCCGCAGCCGTCCGACGACCGGGTCGCCAAAGCGCTCGCCGACGGTGAGGCGTACCGGCAGGCGCAGCGGGCCGGGCTGAACCCGAAGAAGGTCCGCAAGATCGGCAAGTCGGTCGACCGGAAGACGCGACGGCGCAACACGTTCAACGCCTACGGCGGCGACGTGAACGGCTACGCGTCCTGCCCGTACTGCGGGAAGCGGGTGCATCACCTGCCCCCGGGGGATCCGGGCAACCCGCACGGCTACGAGAAGTTCGAGGAGGACAAGCTGCTCGACGAGTTGCAGGGCGGCGGGTACACGGCGATGAACATCGTGCCCGCCTGCTTCGACTGCAACCGTGGCCGGAACCGGCGGAAGCACCCGTTCGGCAACCCGAAGTGGGGTGACCCGACGAAGAACGCCGCCCGGGTCGCGAAGGCGACCGGGCTGCCCTATGACCCGAAGCTGTCGAGGGTGACGTTCGGGTCCGCCCGGTCCCTGCCCCCTGTACGCTCAGCCCTGTGGACCCGGTTCTCGACACCAGCCCCGACGACCTTGCCGCCGCCGGCGGAGTCCGTGCTGGCATGTGGGCCCGAGCCAAGGTTGCCGGCTGGGCTGACCCCGTGGAGTTCGATGAGGACGGGGAGGCGCTCAACGCGCCGCCGGTCGACCCGTGGCTGGAAGGCGTCCTCGTTGCCGTTCGCGTCGACAGTCTCGCCTACTGGCAGTGGTCCATCGCCGGCCGAGCTGTCGACCCGTCCACCGCCGAACGGGTCGCTGCCTGAGTCGACCGTCGAGGCCGGTCACCGCCCACCCGGGCCGTCTGGGCCATGATGGTGGCGTGGAGCCCATGACCGGAGGCATGGTTGCGTTGGTCCCGGACCAGGCCGCAACGCTCGCCCGACCGGGCGGCGACCCGCCGGAGGAGCTCCACCTGACCCTCGCCTACGTGGCCGAGGACGCTGCGGCGATGACGGCCGACGCCCGGAACGCCGTCACCCTCGGCGCGCTCGGCGTGTCCCGGGAGGCCCCCGGGCCCGTCGAGGTCGTCGTCATCGGCTACGGCAGCTTCGGGATGGCCGACCCGCCGGCCACCGTGCTGTTCGTCGAAGGCGACGGGCTCGCCTGGTCCTACGACCGGGTCCGCCAGGAGATGGACGACCTCGGCGCCGAGTTCTTCCCCCCCGAGCACGACGCGTTCGTGCCGCACGTCACGCTCGGCTACGGGCTGCCCCTCGAAGAGGCCGCCCCGCTTGTCGGCCAGACCATCACGTTCTCGACCGTCGCCGTCGTCCTCGGAGGTGACCGGTCGACCCTGCCGATCGGCGCCCCTGATGACGCTGCGGTCCCCCACGCCACGGAGGCAGCCATGACCGTCACCGACACCGTCCCGACCCTGTCCCCCGGGCAGCCGGTCACCGTCGAAGGCCTCGAAGGCGTCCACGTCGTCGGTGCTGTCGACCCGGCCACCGACGTCGTCGGCGTCCTCGAACGGCAGGCTGGCATGTTCACCGGCCGGCTCCTCCACGGGCCGGCCGCCAAGGTGACGACCGTGTCGCAGGCCGACGTGTCCGCCACCATGGTCGCTTTGACCCAGGTGGCGTCCTCCTGCTCGTTCGACCAGGCCGTCCTTCCCCGGCCCGAACCGGCCGGGGAGCGGGTCGAGGCGTCGATCCTCGAAGGCCCGTCGATGTTCGTCGTCGCCGAAGACGGCCAGTGGGAAGGCCTGCTCGTCCCCGAAGGCGTCCCGTCCGGTGACGGCCGCATGATCCGACCCGGCGCGCTCAGCGCGGCGGCGCTGCCGATGCCGCTGATGGCCATGTTCGAGAACCCGGTCGGCGGCGACGGCCATGACGGCGCCCAGATCGCCGGCTCCATCGACTGGTGCGAGAAGCGGGGCGACGCCTGGTGGGGCGGCGGCCGGGTCGACCTCGACGGTGAGGCCGGCCGAGAGCTCGCCCGCCTCGTCGGCAAGCGGTTCCTCCGGGGCGTGTCCGTCGACCTCGACATGGTCCAGGCCGGCTTCGAGAACCAGCCGCCACCCGACATGGACATCGCCGACATGCTCGAGTTCGACCCCGGGCTCCTCGTCGTCGAAGTGGGCCGAATCTCGGGCGCCACAGCGTGCACGTTCCCGGCGTTTCACGAATCCTTCATCGCCCTGGTCACCGAGGAGGCCGAGGTGGCCCTCGCCGCTGCCGGTGGTGCCGAGCGGACCACGGTCAAGGTGTTCACCCGGTTCGCCGACGGTGATGGGGCGTACAGCCTGGTGGCGGCCGCCGGTGTGGCCCCGGTCGCCCCGCCGGCCGCCTGGTTCGACCCGCCCACCGAGGACGAGCTCGTCGCGCTCCGCCTCGCCGGCCGGGTCACGAAGGTTGAGCCGTCCGGCCGCACCTACGGGATCAGCGCCCTGTTCGGCTCCTGCCACATCGGCATCGGCAACAGGTGCGTCGACGTGCCCCACTCGCCGTCGAACTACGCCCGCTTCCACCTCGGCCACGTCCTCACCGCCGAAGGCACCGACGTGTCGACCGGGCCGCTGCTGATGGACACCGTCCACCCCGACCTTGGCCTCCTCGCCTCCGACGCCCAAGCCTTCTACGCGCACACCGGGTCCGGCCTGGCTGATGTCCGCATGTACGAGGTGTTCGCCGGCGGCGAGGAGATGGTTGTCTTCGCCGGCGCCTTGCGCCCCGAGGTCACCCCGGAGCAGGTCCGCACGTTCCGAGGCTCCGACACGTCGCCCGACTGGCGGCAGGAGCGGCGGGGCGTCCCGATCGACGTGGAAGCGCTGCTGCTGGTCAACACGTCCGGGTTCAAGAGCCCCGCCCTCGCCCTCGCCGCTTCGGCAGGCTCGGCCGGCCAGGTCCCGGGGGTCACCGCCGGCCGCGTCGACCTGGAGACCGGGGAGCTGCTGTCGCTTGTCGCCGGCGGCTCGCCTCGCGGTTGTACCCGGGCCCGGGACCTGACCGACGAGGTCTCCGACCTGAAGGCGCAGGTGGCCGCCATGGCCGCCTTCCTCCGCCCGCAGCGTGCCGCCGCAGCGCAGGACCGGCTGGCCCCCGTCGTTGCGCCCACGGATGCCTGATGGGGGGCGTGCACGTTGAGCCCCAGCTTCGCGGTGCTCCTCGCCTCAGCCCACACCTCGGGGGCGCTGCCGGCGTCTGCGCTTGGCGTGGCGGGTGTGTTCGTCACCGCGCTGACAACGGCGGTGTGGACGTTGTGGAAGTCGAATCAGGCCAAGGACAGCCAGATCGTCGACCTGCTCACCAAGTCGGTCAGCGCGCTGACCCAGGCGTCTGGCGTCATCGCGGAGGACCGCAAGACGATGCAAGCCCTGTCGGACCGGGCGATCAGCGTCGAGCAGTTGCGGCACGAACTGGACAGGTGGAGGCCGTTAGGGTGACCCGTCGCCAGAAGCAGAAGGAGTCGGGGCTGGAAGCCTTGGAACGGGCGCTCGCCGCGTTGCGGACCGAGATAGCGGACACCAGGACGGTGACGGCACAGGTCAGCGCTCGGATCGTGGACCCTCACCTGGGTAGGCAGCCCCGTGGTTGAACCCGACGAGGAGGCGGCGAAGGTAGAGGAGACCGCGGTGGTGGTCGCAGCCGACCTGGAGAGGGCGGCGGAGAAGGTCGCGGCCGACCTGGAGAGGGTGGCCGAGGAGGTCGCCGCCCGTCTCGGCGAGGAGATCAGCGCCGCGTTGGTCGCCGCCAGCAAGCAGGTCGAGGTGGCCGTCGAAATGGTGAAGACCGAGTCGGAGGCCCGCAAAAACGCGTTCCACAAGGAGCGGACCGACAGGCGAAGGGGCCTGATGTGGGTGGCGCCGCCGATGGTCGTGGCTCTCATCGCCGCGGGGCTCGCCGCGAGCGGGTTCGTCACCGTGCGCCGGGAAGCGGTCGTGCGGGAACGGGCAGCCATCCAGCGGAACAAGGATCGGTGCGAGGACGTGAACAAGACGAACGCCGGGGTGCTGACATTACTGAACGGCCTCCTCGACCTGGGGCAGAAGCGGGACAGCACACTCCCACCGGACCAGGTCGGCCCGGTCGTAGCGGGCCGGGCCGAGTCGAAGGCGCTCGGCGCCCGCACACTCCCTCAGACGCCATGCTGACCCGCTGGCAGCCGCCTGCCAGCGGGTCACCCGAGGCGCCGTAACGGGCACGTAGCATGGCTGGCATGGAAGCCCTCACCCTGCTGCCGCTTGCCCTCCTCTTGGCCAAGATCCTCGACTTCGTGAAGTACGCCCGGGCCCGGGACGTCAACGGTGCTGTCACCCAGCTGGTCGCGTGGGCCGGCGGAGTCGCCCTCGTGTTCGTCGCGGCCAACGCTGACCTGGGCGCCAACATGGACGTCGCCGGTCAGACGCTGGGGACGCTGAACGCCTGGTCGCTGGTCCTCGTCGGCCTGTCCCTCGCGTCCACCGGGTCCGCTCTCGTCGACGTGAAGAAGGCTGTCGACAACACCGACAGCGCTGCCGTCCCCGCCCTCGTCTCGGCCCCGGGCCTCCACGTGCCGGGTAGCTGATGGCGGAGGGGTTTCTGGGCGTCCCGCCCGACGAGCCCGGTGGCAAGAAGCTGCGGACCCTCACCGGGTTCGCCGGTCCGCTGGCCGACAAGCATCAGGAGGTCGACAGTCTCGCCCACCCGGACGGAACGCTGGTCGTCGTCGGGTCGGGCCTGCCTGTAGCGCTCGACGTCAACGGGCAGCTGGCCAGTCTGCTCACCGAACTCGGCCAGAAGCTGGAGCCGGGGCAGGCCGTCGCCCTCGACGCCGCCACGTTGGCCGCACTGGAGTCGATCACGGCGGCGGTGACCGGCACCGTCTCGGTCTCCAACCTGCCGGCAACCCAGCCGGTGTCAGGACCTCTGACCGACGCCGAACTGCGGGCGGTCCCCCTGCCCGTCTCGTTCCCGGCCGACGAGGCGGGGCTCACCGACGCCCAGCTACGGGCCGCCGCCGTCCCGGTCAGCGGCACCGTGGCCGTGTCCAACCAGCCCTCGGGCGGGGCCACCGAGGTGACCCTGGCCTCAGTGCTCGCCGAGCTCGGCCAGAAGCTCGAGGCTGGCCAGGCCGTCGCCCTCGACGCCGCCACGTTGGCGGCGTTGGAGTCGATCACGGCAGCGGTGACCGGCACGGTGGCCGTGTCCAACCTGCCGTCCACCCAGGTGGTCAGCGCCGCAACGCTGCCTCTCCCGGACGGTGCGGCAACGCAGGCCACCCTCGCCAGCGTGCTGGCCGCTCTCGCCTTGGTGGCGGTCACGGGACCGCTGACAGACAGCCAGCTCCGCTCCACCGCCGTTCCGGTGTCCGGCACCGTGTCCACCGGTCAGGCGCAACCGCTCACGGACGCCCAACTGCGGGCGGGCAAGGTTGGGGTGGCCGACGACTTCCAGGGCGGCGAATGCCTCCCCGACCAGACCGGCGCCGGCGCCGTCCTCACGTTCACCTTCACCGCTCCCCGGAACCTGATCGTCGTCCACGCTGTCGGCGCCGGCCAGGTGGCCCGTGCCGACCCGTTCGGCGGCACCCCGTCGGCCACCCAGGGGTTCCGCTGCCCCGACGACGCCCCGACGTACATGGCTGTGGTGGCGACCGTGGTGAAGGTGTTCGCGCCCTCCGGGATGGTCGTCTCTGTGGCCGGGTCGTCCCGGGCGTGAGGATCTTCCCGACCATCGTGCGCCGAGCTGCTGCGGCTGTGGTGAGCGGGACCGCAAACTTCCTCGCCTCGCAGAAGCCGGCCCTCGTCGTCTCCACGGTCAACAGCGGCACCGCCGCGAAGCCGGTCGCTGTGCCCGGTGTTGGCCTCGAAGCCGGCCGGGCCACGCTGCTTACCCGGCAGACACCGGCCGTCGCCCTCACCACGGTGAACAGTGGGACGGCGAAGGCAACCGTCGTCCCGGCCCCGGTGCTCCGGTCGGTCTACAACCTGGCTGGCAGCTCAACCCCCGAGGTGCCCGCCGCGAAGGTGACCCGCATCCAGTTTGACGTGACCCACCGGCGGGGCGGGTCGACCGTCGTCACCTCGACCGGGTGGACAAGCCCGGAGCAAAGCATCGACGGGACCGTCGGGCGGGCCAACGGCGTGTCAGCATCCGTCTCCGGCAGCACCTTCGGGAACAGTGGCACCCTCATCCTCTCCTACCCGGCCCAGGCCAACCGGGCGAACCTGACCATCACACAGGTCACCCTGTCCTTCTACGCCGGAACGTCCGCCAACTTCACCCTCCTCTGCTCCGGCACCCCCGCCTACTCGCTCGACAACGGGGCGACGTTCACGGCGCTCACCGCCTTCGCGTCTGCCATCCCTGCCGCCACCCCCCAAGTGGTCGACATCACGGCGGCGGTGGGAGGCGACTGGACGAAGATCGCTGCACTCCGCACCCGGGTTGTCGCAACGTTCGGCGCCGTGTCATCCCTCGACGTCATCGTCATCGACGCCATCGAAGTCACAGTCACAGCCGCCCACACCATGACCCCATAAGGGAGCACGCCAATGCCCGCGGCCATTCTCGACATCGGCAAAACGAACCTTCGCGACGCCATCCGGGGCGTGGCCGGCAACGCCGTCACCCACGTTGGCATCTCCACCGCCACCGACGCTTTCGCCGCCGCACAGACGGCGCTCGACCCGACCGCCGGCACCAACCTCATCAAGACGGCCACGTTCGCCGTCGTCGCGTTCGACACGCTCGACTGCACCATGAGCGTCAACGGGACCACCGAGTTCACCGGGCTCACCATCCGCACCATCGGACTGCTGAAAGGTGCGACCCGCACCGACGTCATCTCCCGCTCGGTCCGCACCGCCGGGATTGGCGTAATGGCCGGTGACACGTTCACGATCGGTGTCCGCTACCAGGTGGCCGACAACTCGTGACCGGCGGCTAGCCGTGGCCGGGTGGGCGGCCGTCGCACACTGGCTGGCCGGGTGGGGCACGCCGGGCACCAGCTCCACGGCCACACCGACCGTCTGCTACCCGGCCTGGCCTGTCGGACCGCTGACGTGGCCGGCGGAGGCGGTCGGGCCCAGCACGTGGGAGGCCCAGGTGGACGGGCCGCAGCCGGCCTGGGCCGTGGGCCCCTTGAGCTGGGGGGCCGACCCGCTCGGGCCGCAGACCCGGGCGGTGCGGCGCACGCCGGTCGGCCCGGTGCCTTCGCCGCGCCCGACCCCGGCGTGGCCGGTGGGGCCTGTCGTCGGGTCGGCTCTGGCGGTCGGGCCGACCACCACCGGGGCCGGCGGTGTCGGGCCCCGGCTCGAGGGCGCCGACGCGGTCGGGCCGGTGACCGTCCCGGTGGCCCCGATGGCCTGCCGGTAGCATCTGGTCGTGGCCGACCCGGTGAGAGTCCAACGTGGCGACCATGAGGTGGTCCGCTTCGGCCCGATCCCGTCGACCCTGGGCGGTTGGTTGGACACGACCGGCTGGTCAACCCACGTCGTCGTCAAGGTGAACGAGAGGGCGCTCGACTCGACCGGGACCAAGATCGACGGGGTGTTCCAGTCCGCAGATGGTGGCGGCGACTACGCCGTCTACACGCTGCCGGCGTCGGTGACCGGCCAGGTCGGGCACTCCTGGATCCACGCGCTGGTGGTCAGCCCGCCGCCCGACAGCTACCCGGAGACCATCAAGGCCACGACGCTGATCGTCGAAGCGGTCTAGCGGACCCGGCCCGATGGCGACCAACGACGGTCGGCGACGTGTAAGGTCGGCCCGGTGAAGGTAACGGTGACGCTCAACCAGGCCGCCCTCGGCCGTCTGGTCCGCGACCGCAACAGCGACGTCGGCCGCCAGCTGGTCCGCAAGACGGTCGCCGTGTTCAACCGGGCCGCGTCCACCTGCCCGGTCGACAAGGGTCGCCTCCGATCATCGCACGCCTGGGAGGTCCGGGTTGACGGCCGAGGCCTGGTCGGCGTCGTCGGCGTCTCCGTCGATTACGCCAGGTGGGTGCACGATGGAACTGGCATCTACGGGCCGCGCCGGGCCCCGATTCGCCCGCGGACCGCACGGGTGCTCGCGTTCAAGCCGAAGGGGTCGAGCAAGGTCGTGTTCGCCCGACAAGTCCGAGGGATGCGCGGCCGCCCGTGGCTGCGCAACGCCCTTCAAGCCGCCAAGTAGGAGAGACCGATGTCGAAGAAGTCGTTCAAGACTGCCAGGGCCCGGGCCACCTCGAAGATCGAGTTCGAGCTCGACGACGAGCAGTTCGAGGCGCACCCGTCGTGCGCCGGCGAGCAGCTGATGGCCGCCGTCGAGATCATGAGCGACGAGAAGGTCGGCATCCGGCAGCGGATCGGTGGGCTGCTCGATTTCCTCGACGCCGTCCTGAAAGACGACGGGGGCGCACGGATCCGGGAACGGTGGGCGGGGAAGCGGGACGCGCTCGACCCCCGGGACCTGATGGACGTCGTCCAGTGGCTCGTTGAGGAGGTCTACTCCGATGGGCGCCCTACCGCAGCGTCCACCGCCTCCTCGGATGGGCGCTCAACGACTGGTGCTGGTTCGACGGTGCCTGCGTCGCCGCCGGCGTTGACCCCCTCCGCCTTGACGCCGGCCGCCTCCTGAACTTCGTCTACCACCTGGTCATCGGCGACGCGAAGGCTGAGGAACGGGAGGAGTTCGACCGGGAACTCCTCAACCCGTTCTTCACGCTCGCCGACCTGGTTTGGCCGATCGGGCGACGGTCGACGCCGGGTGCAGGCGAATGGGCGGCCGACCAGGTCGACGCGTCCAACGCCGGAGCGCTGGCCGACCTCGGGATCGACCTGCAGGACATTCCGTCGATCTGACGGCCATCCGCGCCCTCGGCAGCGGATGAAGGCTATGGTGTCAGTCCAGGTGTAGGGCGTGGTCCCCACTGAGCCAGTCGACGTGGTCGGCGTGAGCGGCAACAACCCGTCGCCCAGCTCCCGAGGGAGAACCCAGTGGACCACCCGATCGAAGACCTCACCACCCTCAGCAACGAGGACGTCGAGGCTGCCCTCACCGACATCGCCGCCCGAGCCGCCGAGCTCACGGCCACCGACCCGGCCGAGATGACCGACGAGCAGATCGACGAGGCTGAGCGTCTCGCCGGCCGCGCCGAGCAGCTCCGCGTCGAGCAGAACACCCGGGCTGAGGCCCAGGCCGAGCGGGTCATCCGCCTCGACGCCGCCCTCGGCCGCATGGTCCCCGTCGTCGAGCCCGAGCCCGAACCGGAGCCCGTCATCGAGGAGGCTGTCGTCGTCGAGGCGATCCCTGCCACCGAGGTCGAGGTCATCGCCGAGGCGCCCGTCGCTGTCGCCGCCGCCGGCGCCCGCCCCCGGGCCGGTACCACCGCCGGTCTCGCCGCCCGCCGGCCGGCCGCGGCCGCTCCGAAGCCTGCGGCCCGCCACGAGTTCATGCAGGCCACCGCCCACAGCGGGATGCCCGAGTCGACAGCGCTGGCCGACCCGGCCGCCGTCGCCGCCGCGATCGTCCGCAAGCGCCTGTCGTTCACCAACGTCCCCGACGGCGTGCACGACGAGTTCGTGCCGATCGCCACCGGCGTGAAGACGATCGCCCGCACCGTCGCCGGCGACCCGGTCGAGAACTTCGGGATCCTGCAGCTGGCCAAGGGTGACGTCGAGTCGCTGGCCGCCTCCGGCGCGGCCTTCTGCGCCCCGGCCACCCCGCTGTACGACTTCTTCCGGCTCGCCGAGCCGCAGAACCCGGTCGAGGACAGCCTCAGCGTCGTCCAGGCGCCCCGGGGCCAGGTCCGGTACATCGGCGGCGCCTGCGACTTCATGAAGGCGGACGCTGCGGCTGCCATCGACATGAAGGCCGAGTCGGCCATCGACCCGGCCAACCAGGCCACGTGGAAGAA